ACTTTGCAAGACTCTGGTGGTTGAGTAGTTTCCGACTCTGTTGAAAAATTTAACTTCTTTAGCATACTTTTGTCCTACAACTTCACGTTCTCTCCAATCACCACCAATCAAAAGTGTATCAGGAGCATATAGTTCAATCAACTGCTCCAGTTCCTCCCTCGTATTAAAGAGTAGAACCAAATCTATGTATCTGATAGATTCTAGCATAGATTTACGAAAATGTTGATCGTTGATAGGTCTCAGTGAACCTTTATCTTTTTTAACTTTTTCATCACTATCAATGGCAACTATCAACTTATCGCCAAGAGATTTTCCCACTTTGAATAACTCAATGTGCCCAGGATGTAGAATATCAAAACATCCATTAGTAAATACAGTTTTTGACATATTCATCTACAGTGGTAAAGTTATAGTTTTGAAGATAGTTCATTTTAGCACAGGTATAATATTGATACTTACCTTTAAGATGATCTGGGAATGGAATGTATTCAATTTCTCCACCAAGTTTATTAACAATCAAATCAGCAATATACTGAAATGAAACTGGATTCGCTGTTCCAAGATCATAAATGCCACTAGGAAGAGTGTTGTTTAAAACAATATCGACAAGATCTTTGACGTATATAAAATCTCTTTCCATCTTATCCGATCCTTCAAAGAGTCTAATCTTTCCTTTTTTCTTTACATCATTAATAAACTTACTTACAGGACTTGATTGATTCTGTTCAACTTTATGACTTTCATGATTCCCATAAACATTAAAATATCGAAATCCTTGAATCAGTTTGAACTTACTGATATTCTGCTGTACCCAATAGTCAATCTGAAGTTTTGAGATTGCATAGTAGTTCAGTGGATTCATTATGGAAGTAAGCGTGTTTCCATAAACAGATGCAGAAGATGCATACTTCACTGGGATTTGATATTGAATCGCTTTTTCAAATAGTTTGAGAGTAAAGTCTACGTTATACTTGTGAATCTTATTGATGTCTGTTTCTACAGTGCTAGAGATCGCACCTTGATGTAGAATGAGTTCTACCTTATCCCAATCTTTATACTCTTCAATGAATGAATAGGCTCCATCCATTTCTACTCTGTAGACATTTTTTAAATCAAGTGTCTCACAAAAGTTTTTACCAATAAATCCATTGTGTCCAGTAAGTATAATCATGAGGTATATGTTACATATTGAATATTATCGAAGATAAAAATACCTTTGTTAATGTGATACTGATGGTCATCCTCTGGCATGATACAATAACTTTGCAAATCTGGATTGTATTGATTTTTAATTGCAGAACTTAAATGACTTTGCCCACTGTGAACAGAGATCAATCCAAAAGCAGATGATATCGCATCAGTATATGCAAAAATATTTACAATAGGAATCTTTCCATCAACTTGAACAGGATATGTTACATGTTTTCCATCATGAGCAATATCAACACCTTTTCTTGAGTTGATTTGATTTTCAAACTCAACTTTTGCAAATATTTTTTCGGGATATTCTTTCCGAATGTTTTCATAAACTTCAATCAGTTTTTCATGATTATAATCTCTTGTGATAGTAGAAATATCTACAAGAATCACATCGGTTAAATCAACTTTGTTTGGTTGATAGTAGATCTTAGGATACTTGCTCACTGGATGTAATCCATGCAGTTGTTCCCAACTTGCAATGGAGTTTCCAGCAACATTTTCAAACTTAATCTCAGGAATATCTCCAGCGTTCCACTGACCACCTTTTATGCCTTTAATGTAAGGATTGGTTCCCCATACAAGTTGTGCAATTTCTGGATTGCGAAAAAAAGCACGATCCCATACATATGTGTCTCGTCCATGCTGTATTGCGAACTGTTCTGGTAAAGTAGAAAACTGAAGATTATCTCCTAGTCCACCATGATAGGCTGCAATCAAAACATCGTTCATATGTATTGTTCCCAATCAATCGTAGGTGAATGAAGAAGATCACAGTGAGTAGAATACCCTGGCATTGGAGTGATGAGTCTACGTCCCATGCTTCCAAGATGACAAAACTTGGCATGATCCATTGAAATGCCATCTGGAGAAGCATCGCTGAAGTGCTTGTGAATATTATAATCAGATTTCAAAGTTTCCAACTTAGCGGCATAAGTGTTACAAGTAGAGGGAACAGTTCTCCAATGAACAGAATCACTAACCATCACTTTTGACACAAGATCATCATAACCCTTATCGATATATTTGTCTAAGTGATCATACAACGAAACATAGTTTGTTGGTAAAGTAAATCCTTCCAAAAGAATCTCACACCAACCAGGGCGATGAAGGTAATCATCTTCAAGAAAGTAAATGATAGTATCATCAGGAGCGTCAAGTCCAACTGCAATATCTACTGTCTTGGAAAAACTTCCTGCTTCATATCCATAGTTAATAATCTCTACGTTAGGTTCATTCGCAAAAAGTGTTTGACTTATTGAACCATATTTTTCATCGTAGATGATTTTGTAATCAGCTAACTCTGGATTAATCGTCTTTTTAAAGTTTTCAAAAACTTTAGTTTTATCAAACCACTCTGGTCTTTTTCTGTTTGCAAGAGCAGCGTTAGGGGAATAAAAACACTGCCGCATCAATACTTGAATCTTTTTCATTTCCAATAATCGTAAATGTCTTTTGTGATTTCGTAAGGCATATCTTTTACCTTACGATTAGGTTGCTTCATTGCCCATACAAACATTTCTTCAATTAGTTCATGAAGATTAGTGTTATCTTGGAATCCAAGAAGTGTCTTTGCTTTTGTATGATCACAATAAGCGTGTTTTGCCTCATGACGTGCCTCTCCATGCTCAATGGAGACAATATGCCCATACTTTGCTCCGATTGATTGCACGGTCTCTGCGACCTCATTCAGAGTGAAATATTGGTCTGCACCAATATTAAATATTTCGCCATCATAATCAGTTAGTAATCGATCAAATGGTTCCATGTAATATTTAATATCAGAGAATGCTCGTGTTTGTTCTCCATCCCCATAAACAAGAATAGGTTGATCATTTAAGGTCTTACGGATAAAGATTCCGATAACATTACGATAACGATCCCAAATATTTTGATACCTACCTAAAACATTGTGAGGTCTTATAATATTGTATCGTAGTCCAAACTGCTTTCTAGCGAGTTCTAAGTCAACTTCGACACCGTATTTTGCAACGCCATACGGATCAATGGGTCTAGGAGTCATTTGCTCATTAAATGGTGGTTCTTGATCCCCATAGACTGCCATCGTTGATGTAAAAATAATTTTGGTGTTATGATTAATGCACTCATTAATCAGATTAGCAGAACACACAAGATTATTTCTATAGTTAAAGTTGCGAATAAAAGGAGACAGTCCCTCTGCGGCATATGCAGCAAAATGAACGCAAACATCTGGTTTGTGTTCATTAAATAAATCTACAATCTTTTTTCTATTTTCAATATTCAGTTTAACAAACTTAAAGTTTTCACCTTTCGGAACAAATGATCTGTATCCACCAGAGAGATTATCAATACCAATGACATGATGCCCTTGATTAATCAAATGTCTTGCGTAGTTTGATCCTAGTAATCCTGCACATCCCGTAACAAAGATTTTCATTGATATTTTACTCCCATAAGCATATGTGCGTTTGCAAACTGACTTCCATGCCATCCAAAATGTTTGTTAGGATCAAACTCAATGTAATCGTTCCAGTTGTGCCCATCATACTCTAAGCATGGATTTTCATATGCAAACTTCACGGCGAGTTCAAATGGGGCAAATCTGATTCCAGATTTAACCGCTTCATCATACTTACGAGTGCATAAAAAAGTATCTTCACCAAGAGGACCAGTTTCATCGAACTGACTTGCAAACTCTAAAAACTTACGACTACGTAGAGAAAAACCACCATTACCCACACGATTTTTAGGAAGATTCTCTCTTAAATATGGTTGTTGCTCTTCAAGTTGTAGTTGAATCCAACTTTCTTCAATGGGCCAAGGTGCTCCAATATAATCATAGTTTAAGAACTCATCATTCCAAAGATTTGGATTAATAATATATCCATCCTCTTGAATCACTAGAGCATACTCATTATCAGTGTGTTGAATCAAATTTAAAACTTGATCGTTATATCCGTGCCAGTCTAGTTTTTCCTCAAGTTGATGTAGTTCAATATTATAGTATTCTGTTGGTTCAGTATGAGAAACCAAAATAGTCTTACCAAAGTTAAAAAACTTTTGACAATGATTAAGAGCAGCAACAGATGCTTGTGGATTGACACAGTTGATAGAAATCAGATCAACATTCAATAAATCCTTTTTCATGGTAGGTATCTATCCTCGTTTTCGTGCCTTAGGTTCAAAAGATCTTTATGCCTAGAATAAAAGATTTTAGCATTCTTTTGATTAGATCTCAAGAGCCAAGGTGCTGGATCTCCACTAATCCGAGTTCCACCCCATTCTTCCTTTGTTTCAAAATCAATCCAATAACATCCACAAACCTTTCCAAGTTGTTTATGCATTCTATACATTAAATCATGATCATCCATATCTTGAGGGGAAAACTCTTCGTCAAAATAGTTCATCTCCTTTAGATCATCATGATTAATCATGAGAGGACCTCTATTTACACTTGCTCTCACTGCAAACACATCTCTAGGAATCTTACTCCTCTCTGCATGTTCAGTATGAATCACAATATCTGACCAACAGTTATCAAGGTGTTCTTCCATATCAACATGAACACTATGAGGATTGATTTCCCAGTTGTGTGCAGTTCTTGATGTAACTGCAAACACATCATCAAATGCATCAAATGGTTTCTGCATCCTCTTATTCCAACCCTGTTCTCTAATGATCATATCATCTTGCACAATGATAACATATTCACCCTTTGCACACCTCAAACCAGCGTTATTTGCTTTTGTTTCAAAAACATTTGGAGTTGTAATGATAGTGTGATTAATATTTTTACCATAGAAATAATCCTCTACAATATTAAACGATCTATCCGTGCATCCATCAAGCACAACAATCAACTCATAATTGCCCTCAGTGAACTTTACAATACCGTCAAGAACTTGCTGAACCAACCATTCTTTATTATGAATCGTTAGAATAATGCTATGCACTTGCGACCTCCGTTAGTTCCTTTTCCATTTGTTTTAAGAACAAATCAATAGGACGATTTAAAGTAAATCCATTTTCACGATTGCGTTCATACCAGTAATCATAGTTGCACTCAATATATCCACGAATCTCTTGTCCCACAACAGAAAGTTCATGCTTTACAGCAAGATTGGTAAGAATACTTTGATCTCTACGATGCTCCTGGAATCCCACAAAGTTTTCCTCCCCTGATACATTGGGGTCATCAGTCAAAATTCTACGATCCGTGCAATATTCTAACCATTCTTTTACAACTTGTTTTGATTTATCACACACTCTCCAAAAGCAAACTCCTGCCTCCAGTTGAGTAACATTCCAATAATCTTCATTATCACAATCCATGTAAACGAAGCAATCTCTTTTAGTCCAGTCTTTATTAAGGAATCCTCCAAGAAGAAGCAAACAGTTATCATCTCCCATCATCATTTCAACTGCTTCTAAAAGTTGAGGATGAAACATATCATTTGTATCACAATACATAATGACATCACCATCATCCAACTTATTCATAGTTTCGAGAATGATATATGGCTTCCAAAGAAAATATCCTTTGCCAATACTTTCTCTAAAGATTTCTTCGTTATCTTTGTAAAAGTCTGTTTTCTGAATATCGTTCCAAGTATAAGGATGCAGATTCATTTTACATCTTTGTTTAGCATAACCACCAAGAAGATTTTGGCGATCATAAAAGTTTTTATCTGCAAATGTTACTAGATTCCAAGACATAATTCACGCTCCTTTACGTAATCCTGATTTTTATAATACTCTAATAGTTGATCTTTTGACAAGGTTTTTAAGTGTTCCCATAACTCAAAGTTATGTTTCATATGTGGGTTGTTAAACCATGAGTTTGGTGTTCTTTTATGTTCAAAGTGATATGCATAGTTATCAACTCTTTGAACATCAAATCCTAAAGTTTTCCAACGATAGTGACGCTCTAAATCTTCTGGAGCATAAGCAATGAATCCTTCATTTTCTAATCCACCTTTAAGATAAGCATCTCTATTGAAAAACTGACACATGCCATACTCTGCCCATCCTTCACCTTGTTGATGAGGATAGTAAAAATACTTACCTTCTAATGCTCTCTCATCAAAACCAGATTCAATATAAAGTTTGATTTCTGGGTGTCTTTCAAAATTTTGAATGGCAATCTCATGCTCAAAGTTAGTTTCTAACTTTACTTTTCTTTCCCCACGTTCACCAAAACGATAGGGATAAACAACATCACAAGTTTTTAGTTTTTCTACTGCTTCAAGGTAACTTGAAATCGGAAGAATAATGTCAGTATCATAGTTGACAACGATTTTAGTGTTCGTCATCATTACCATATCATTTAAGACTTTAGTGCGATGAAAAGCATCATCATCTCTTTTATGCTTTTCAAAAATATATTGAAGTTCACTTAAGTCTGGAACAATACGTTTAAGAACTGGCAGTGCCCATTCCTGAAATACTGGTTCATCATCAACTTCTTTGATAATCACATGAGTGTCAAATGTATTGAGAAGAAAAGCCGTTGTTAGGATTACGTTCCGCAAACGATCATCTGTTTCAATCTGAAGAGGAACAATGAAGGTTACATTTTTTAAGTCGTGTTTCATAATACTGTCCAGGTTTCAGGAAACAAGTCCTTGATATTGTGATGTTGATTATTCGGTCCAAACCATATCAGTGGTGCTACAACTTTCTTGTTGTCATTTTTGCACAACCACGCACCCCACCAACTAAAGGTGCTATTAGCAATGATAAAATCTTTACATTGACTCATCAAATAAAGATCATGATATGGACTATTTGTTTCACAAACCAAGAAACGATCACTCTCAAATAAGTTTTGTTCTTTACACCACTTTGTATCGTCTGAAAATATGACTACTTGCCGATCTTCATCAAATTCTTGTAGTGCTTTTGCATACCAATCAAGAGAGAGGTTGTGGTGATTACCACTGTTTCGTATGAAATCACCTCTACGTATATGTAGGGCTACAGAACCATCGCATAATTCAATAACCTCTTCACACTCTCTAACAATATTTTCTTTGAAAGAAAAGTCTTTGAGGATTTCATCCCTGATGTGAAGAAAATATTTTTCAGTTTGAAAATATCCTGCGATACTTACATCATCAGGACATTGATCAAACAGTTGTTGATCAAACTCAAAGAATCTTTCTTGAAGAACTTGTCCTGAAGAAGTTGCACCTTTATTTTTTAAAAAAGACAGTTCAAAAGGAACATACAATTCAATGCGAAGTTTGTTACCCAAAAAATCAACGATGAGATCATCGTGATCTGGAATACCAAAATCATATCCATTATGCTCCGCAATGCCCCTTAGCGAAGCATACTGAAACATCTGATTGCCTAGTTGCCCCATCTTACCAAGATAATCAAGATAAATCATATTGGTTTTCTAATCCATTCAGAGGGCACAAGATCTGAGATATCTTGAATATTTGCTGCGTCTCCAAACCAACGATCAGGTGCAATGACCTTTTTATTTGGATTATTATTTAACCATGCTCCCCACCAAGAAAATGAAGAGTTAGCAGTAATAGCATGACTACAAAGAGTCATTAAACACAAATCTGTATTAGGGATAAGTGAGTGACGCAACTGTCCATCAGCATCTTTATGCAGATGACTATAACGTTCTTCATTCTGAGAAAGTAGAAATCTATCATCTGAGAATATTTCTTGCTGCTCACACCATTCAATGTCATCAGAAAATACAAGAACTGCCATGTCATCAGGAAACTCTTTAAGAGCAGAAGCATAGTAATCAAGAGAGCATACTGGGTGATAGTTCTGTAAATTTACATAATCTGTTCTACGAACATGAAGGGCGATGCACTCTCCAACATCCTTTACCATTTCTTTACAAGGTTCAAGAATCTCATCTTTAAAAGTAAAGTCAGAACGAATCAGTTCTTCTACATTTTTAAACCATTTTTCGCTTTGAAAATAGTCATCTAAGTTACAATCATCGGGACACTCATTAAAAAAGTCCTCATAAAATCTGAACTCAGGAAGTTTATATGACGGAAACTTATGAGGAATAAATCCAAAGTTTTCAGTAGTTACACTTTGCATTTTAAAGCAATCAAACAAACCATAGTTTGCTTCATACTTATCATCAGGAGGTGGAATCACAAAATTATATTCTCTATTTGCTGCGATACCACGCAAAGCAGCATATTGGAACATTTGATTTCCAAGTCTTCCATTAGAACCCAATCGATTATAACCAATCGTCATTTTGCACCTTTTAGTTTAATTTGTTCACAGATCCATTCATATGTCTTACGAATGCCCTCCTCAAGGGTTTGAGAATAATCCCAATCTAGTTTTTCACGAATCAAATCATTGTTAGAGTTTCGTCCACGAACTCCAAGAGGAGCATCAAGTTTATGCTGCCGTTGCACTTTTTTACCAGACACTCTTGCAGCAGTTTCAACAAGTTCATTAATCGTTACCATTTCCTCAGATCCAATATTAATTGGTCCAATGAAATCAGAATCCATTAATCGACGAGTTGCTTCAACACATTCATCAACAAACAAGAAAGAACGAGTCTGTAATCCGTCACCCCATACTTCTATTGCACCACCTTGTTCTGGAAGGTATGCTACTTTACGACAGATTGCAGCTGGAGACTTCTCTCTTCCACCCTCCCAGGTTCCTTCGGGACCAAAAATATTGTGGTAGCGAGCAACCCGAACTGGTATGCCATGATTACGATGATAGGCAAAATACAGTCTTTCTGAAAAAAGTTTTTCCCACCCATACTCAGAGTCTGGAGCAGCAGGATAAGCCGATTCTTCACGACAGTTAGGATTGTCAGGGTCGAGTTGATTATATTCGGGATAGATACAAGCAGAGGAGGAATAAAAAATCTTGGTTTTATTTACATTTTTAACATCATTTAATCTACGTTGAACTTCAAGCACATTTAGATTGATTGATGCAGAGTTACGCATAATCTCTGCATCATTCTCACCAGTGAATACAAATCCTGCTCCACCCATATCAGCAGCAAACTGATAGATTTCATCAAATACATCAATGTGTATGTTAGGAACAAAGTTATAAAAATTATTGTAAGGACCTTTATACTGAAGAACTTTTTCTACGAATGCATATTCACAGAGATCACCAACAATAAACTCATGTGCTGCAGTAGGTGAATATTCAGGTCGCTTCAAATCAACACCACGAACCCAGTATCCCTCAGATACCAGACGCTTTACCATATGACTTCCAATAAAACCACCAGCACCAAGGACAAGTGCTGTTTTTTTAAACTCAGACATTCTTTAAAGGATCACTAGCGATATTTATTATCGCACAAAAGAAGTGGTTTTGCAACCCTATGGTATTAACCGTATTTTTTTAAAAAATCTTCATATGAGAATCTAAGTCCAATATCAATAGAAACTTTTGGTTCCCAACCAAGAGATTTTATTTTTGAAACGTCCATAACTTTTCTCATTGTTCCATTAGGTTTTGATGTATCCCAATGAATGTTTTCAGTTTCAAATCCAATAGTTGCAGCGATGTTATATGCAAGAGTTTTAATCGATATTTCTTTTCCTGATCCAACATTGATTAGTTCTTCCTTATCATAGTTTTGCATCAGAAGAATACAGGCGTCTGCCAAATCATCAACATATAAGAACTCTCTCATTGGAGACCCATCCCCCCATAAAGTTACGCCTTTATGTTGCACACTTTCTTCATCAACATCATATTGGTGCTTTACATTGTGTATTTTACGAATTATTCCTGGAACTACATGAGAATTTTCTGGATGATAGTTATCTCCAGGTCCATAAAGATTGCATGGCATGGCACTAATAGCATTAAATCCATATTGCTGACGATATGATTTGCACATGTAGATTCCTGCGATCTTAGCGACCGCATAGGCATCATTTGATGTCTCAAGACGACCACTCATCAACTGATCTTCGGTGATCGGCAAAGTTGGTTCTTTTGGATAAATGCATGACGATCCGAGAAATAAAAGTTTCTTAACACCAAACTTATATGAGTTATGAATAATATTTGACTGAATCATTAAATTATCATAAATAAACTCCGCTTTATGATTCTTATTTCCAAGTATTCCACCAACCTTAGCAGCTGCAAGAAAAACATATTCAGGTTTTTCTGAATAGAAATATCTTTCAGTTTCGTCCTGGTTTGTAAAGTCCACGTTATTACGAGTTCCTTTAATAAGATTAGTGTATCCCTCTTTTTCAAGAAACCTTACAATGGAAGATCCAACCATTCCGTTGGATCCTGCGACTAAAATTTTAGAATCCTTTTTCATTTCTGCACATATCTTCTACAAGTTGATCAAAAGATGTTTTTGGATACCATCCAAGTTTTGTTCTTGCTTTTGTAGAGTCTCCAAGAAGAGTATCTACCTCAGCAGGACGGAAATACTTATCACTTACTCTTACAATAGTTTTACCAGATTTTACATCGATACCAACCTCATTAAATCCTTTATCCTGCCATTGAATACTCATATTAAAATATGGAGCACATTTCTCTACAAACTCACGAACTGAGTGTTGTTCATTCGTAGAGACCACATAATCATCTGCTTCTTTTTGTTGAAGCATTAACCACATTGCTTCAACAAAGTCTTTGGCATGTCCCCAATCTCTAAGAGCATTTAGATTACCAAGATACAAGGTATCCCATTTACCCTCAGAAATGTTCTTGAGTGCGATTGTAATTTTACGAGTGACAAAAGTTTCACCTCTTCTCGGAGATTCATGATTGAATAAGATTCCAGATCCAGCATACATGTTGTAGGATTCACGATAGTTTTTAGTTATCCAATATCCATATACCTTTGCACAACCATAAGGTGAACGTGGATAAAACGGAGTTATTTCCGTTTGAGGTATTTCTTGAACCTTGCCAAACATTTCAGAAGTAGATGCTTGATAGATTTTTGTTTTATTCTCCATTCCTAAGAGACGAACTGCTTCAAGAATACGAAGAGTTCCAAGACCATCAACCATTCCAGTGTATTCTGGCAACTCAAAAGATACTTTTACATGACTTTGAGCACCAAGATTATAGATCTCATCAGGTTGAACTTTCTGAATCACACCAATCACGTTGGTAGAGTCAGTTAAATCTCCATAATGAAGTTTGATTTGTTTGTAAATATGATCAATTCTGTCAGTATTAATGAGAGAAGATCGTCGCACAATACCGTGAACTTCATATCCTTTCTCTAAGAGAAGTTCAGCAAGATACGAACCATCTTGACCAGTAATACCGGTAATCAGTGCAACTTTCATAGTATGATTTAACTAATGTTAGTTTAACAAAAAAAGGTGGTTTATGCAACCACCCTGATCGGGACATGCCCGCCACTTAGTTTTATTCAGATGGAACTAAGAAACCAACTCACACAGAAGAGGTATTCGACGCACCACTATTTTTTTGACTGGAAAATAGAAACCAGGCGGGAGTTACCCCATCCGCACCACTAATCCTTTTAAGAGAGATTAGAAACTCTATAACTGAAGGGGGGGTTCCCGACCAGGGCACGTTTTACGTCATTCCGAGACGGGCATGTTGGGTTGACTCCACCACCTGTTTTGAATAAAACAGGAAATTAGAATGACATCTTTCTTGCCAATCTATCAATAAGATCATCGACTTTTGCCTCTAGTGCAGCAAGTCTATCTTCATCAACACCAGCGGCACTAGTAGTTTGATGTGAAACACTTGTCCGAGACTCAAGAACTTGAAGACGAAGTTCAACACTCTTATCATATTCAGACATGTATGGTTGTTTTTCTGCGGATTCTGCTGCAACTGATTTAGCAGCTGCTACTCTGGGTGAAGTTGCCATATTAGTAAAAAAAATACTTCTAGATTATTTAGTTTTTAACTCTCTCATGAGAACTCCTTTTCTAGACGATCCATTTGTTCCTCTAAACGACGAAGCAAATCTTCTTTGGTATAAGATCCACTTTCTTGTTTACGACGTTCCATTTCTTTCTCAATCTTTTGAGTGATAGAGGCATGGCGGCGGATTTCTCCACCCATCGACATTTGGTTTTTTGTTTGCTTCATACAAAACTCAAGTTGAAGCAGTTCAGCATCATCAAAATACATTAGGTTCTTCATCATCTTTTACATAACATGGAACACGATCTGGATCTAACCATTTGGCATACTCAATGTCTTCCATTGCAGTAGAACACTGTAGAACATTATCAAAAAGATAGATGTCATTCCAGCGTTTAGTATACTCATTTTGTTTTTGCATACGGTAATCAGGTTTACCGTTAATCTCAATGATACCTGCCTCCACGAAGCGATATCCTTCACGTTCTAGAATAACCTTGCTCATACAACCTCAACAGACTCAAGATCCTGAGCAATGAACTCCATAAGAATTTCATAGTCATCAAGAGGATCTCCAGAAAACACTGCTCCTACATTTTCATAGTAGCGGCGAACCTTTTTGAAAAGTTTCGGATTCTTTACATCGAGATAAAATTCTCCATCGGCGGCATGACGAAGAGTTTGAAGATCCTTCTTAAACTTGGAAGTAAGAGTCATTGTTTTGAATGTTGACCTGACTATTATACGGGTTTGACAGTGATGTTGTCAAGTGCTCCTTGCGTGGATCGAACACGCCTTAGGCGAATTATGAGTTCGCTGCATTCACCAGATTGCTAAAGGAGCAATACGAGTGGGTGGATTCGAACCACCTCAAAGCCGCTAATCTGGCGGAAAGAGTTTATAAGACTCCTCTGACTACCAAGTCTCACTCGCAATACAAATACTATGGAGCTTCGTTGTTTAACTCAGTGTGTATTCGTATCAACTCCTTTACATCATCATCATAAGGGATCATAACCACATCTCCATGCTCACTCGTTATCACTAGTGATTCGCCATTCTCAACGTTATTCATTAGATTATCAAAGTCTTTTTGAAATTCTTCCACTGTAAACTTTTGTAGTAGATTTGTGTTAAGTAGGTTTTTGATCATGATTCATAAATGTAAGTTATGAATCGGGCATGAGGGATTTGAACCCCCGACATTCTGCTCCCAAAGCAGACGCGCTACCAAACTGCGCTAATGCCCGATAAAGTTCTCCTTGATAGTATATTACTCTTTACACTCAGTGTCAAGTCGCTGAAGGTGCTCCTGAAAAAATGATTCTATATTATCTATGTTCTTATTACCATGATCTACCCAATCATTACAAAACTCGTATACTTGCCTACAATGTTCATGAAGGTGATGAGATAATGCATAAAAAACTTTTGCCCTAAGCATCATTCGTTCTTCACCATATCTCCAATCTGTATCTCTAAGATCATCTGTATGATCATTCATTCTAAACATTTTTCTTACTATTTAATAATATGCGTGTGTAAATCCCCAATCAATAAAAGAAATAATAACTCCAAAAATAATAATGGAGGTAATGATCAGATTATTCATTTTCTTGAAACAGAATAAAAATCTTCATCATCATCATCCTCAAAGGTGGATGGTTCCTCAAATAGTTCGTTCATCCTTTGTTGTAGAACTCTGCGTTGCAGTTGTTCTTCATCTTCCTCTGTAAATCTAATCACAAGTAAAGGGTCTCCTGGTTTAACATCATTCATCTCTGGGTGTTTAACTTTTGGACTTTTCGTATACCCATTTTGAGCATTCATAATCATCCAACCTTGTACGATCATTGATAGGGCTATACCAATAAGTATAACCCAGGGTATCAAAAACATTAAGGGAGTGTAATTTTGAGCCATGGTAGTAGGGGTGGAATAACTCCAATAAGCCTTAATAATCCTTCAGCAAATAATGCAAGAACCAACCAACCAATACAGGCGCTAATAATAGAAGCATTCCTATTATGTTTGCGTATTGCTATGGCAATAGACTCATCAATCATCGCTTGAATTTCTTCAGGAGTCATAGTGATCTTTGAATCTGTTGAGTTCATTTTTATATGATACCGTCTTTTTTTCTAAGAAGTAGAACCTATCTTCCCAAGTTTGACCACCCACTTTGCCTTTTAGTGGATTAATACATGCATCTCCTCCACCGTGAGAAGTGTTACAAACTAAACCAGCCAGGTCAAGTTTT